GCGCGGCATGTTCATCGCTGGCCGCGCGAAGGTCGACTACCTCCGAGCGCACGCGTTCGTGACGGAAGCGGCTCGCCTGCCCTTCGACGAAGACAACGAAGAGGCGGACGGCTTCGACAACCACGCCTGCGACAGCGTGCTTTATCCGGCGCGCTTCCTGTGCCCCGCCATGTCGCGCGAGCCTGAGAAGGCGCCGCCCGAATACGGCACGGCCGAGTGGCACGCCGAGCAGATGCGGATCGAGAAAGAGCAGCGGGCCCGCGATGCGGTGCGCGCGCAGCGGAGGGTGAAGCGGTGAGCGAAGAGTATTCAGGTGCCGACTGGCACGAGCAGACGGGCGACACGCTCGCGAAAACGGTGCACGGCATCATCGATGCGTTCCGGAAGGAGCAAACGGGCCGGCGCATTCGCTACCTGCACAATCTCTCTCTCTTCGAGGGGCGGCGCATGGCCGGCATTGCCTCGGCTGACTACGTCTCGGAGGTCGGGGATGCTGGCGCCTGGTACTCGGAGGACAGGCTCAGGCTTATCCGCTCGAGCGTCCAGACGGCAGTCGCGGAGGTGTACGCCAGGCAGAAGCCCAAGCCTCAGTTCCTGACGACGGGCGCGGACTGGCGGACTCGCCGTCGAGCGAAGCGCATGGACAAGGTGTGCGAGGGCATCCTCGCGCAGCGGCAGGGGCGCTGGATTGACGTCTGGGACCTCATCCAGGACTCAGGCAACGAAGCGGCTCTCCAGGGTATCGCTCCCATCCGCGTGCTTGCCGACACCGAAGAGCGGCGCATCGTCCACGAGCTCGTTCCGCACATCGACCTGTTCGTCGACCCGCTCGAGGGGCGTGAGCCTCAGAGCCTGTTCTACGCGCAGCCGATCGACGTGAACCGTGCGATCCGCCTGTGGGCCTCCGAAGACACGGAGGTCACGGTGGTGGACGAAGACGAGGAACTTAGCGACGACGAGGACGAGGACACTGCCACGCCACGGAAGCCGAAGAAGCAACGGCGCCGGAAGATCACCCGCGAAGAGATGTTCGCGCGCCGTCGTGCCATCCGAGGGGCTCCCGAGTACTGGCGTTTCGACCAGGGACGAGGCGAGCGCCCGAGGGCCACGCGGGTGATCCGCCAGGATGTGGCGTGGCGTCTGCCGCTCGGCCCCGACAGCCCCGGGAAGTACAGCGTGAGCATCGGCGGAATCTCGATGGAGGAGAGCGAGTGGACGGCTCCCTTCTTCCCCTTCGTGTTCCTGCGCTGGGAGGACCACCGGGACGGCTTCTGGGCGAGTGGGTTGGCCGATGAGGGCCGACAGCTTGCGGCTGATGCCGGTGAGCTCGACTGGCGCTTGATTCGGCGCTCTATCGTCTCGAGCGGCAAGCGGACGGCGTACCACGCGGAAGCCATCAACGAGCAGGACCTCACGCAGAACGACGAGGAGACGCTCATCAAGGTGGCGAGCGGAACCCCGCTGGGCGAGGCGTTCCAGGAAAGCGTCGTGCCAGCGCTGGCGGCCGGTGAGTTCGAGTTCGCGCAGGCTCGGAAGTCTTACTTCTGGGAGGCCATCGGCATCTCCCAGATGAGCGCTTCGGCACGGCGCGAGCCTGGCATCGACAGCGCTGTGGCTCAGCGCACACTGAACGACACGAAGACGGGGCGCCAACTCGCGAAGGCTCGGCGCTTCGAATACACGTTCGTCGACCTGGCACACCAGTACGTGTGGCGGCTCTCGGAGCTCGCGGAGAACGATCCCGAGATGATCGTGCGCTGGCCCGGGCAGACGCTGCTCCGGGAGATGAGCGTGAAGGACGCGCTCGTTGGGTACGACACCTTCATGGTGCGGGTGGCGCCTGCCAGCATGCTCTCGAACGACCCGGCGGGACGCCAGCAGATGATCCAGGAGGCGTTCAACGCCGGTTGGATCAGCGCTGACACCGCCAAGAGCCTCACGATGTGGCCCGACTTCGAGAAAGAGATGAGCGGCGGCGGCGCGGAGACCGAGTACATCGACATGCTCATCGATCGGTATCTCGACGCCGAGGCCGACACCTGGGAGGCCGTCGACTACGAGCCACCGGAGGGCCTGCTGATGAACAAGCAGGGGGCGCTGCTGAGGTTCCTCCAGGCACGGTGGCAAGCGAAGATCGACAGGTCGCAGGTGAAGGACAAGTCGCAGGCTGACTTCTGCATTGACCTGCTGACCCGCTACATCCGCGAGCTCGAGGCGGAGCTCAGTGCGATGCGCCAGGCGGAAGCCGCGCTTGCTGCGCCTCCTGCCGCGCCGCCCGGTGGCGCGCCTCCGCCTACCCCATCCGCGCTCCCGATGGCCCAAACGGAAGCCATGCCGATGATGCCGGCCGCTTGAAAGGACTCCCATGACTGAACTAGGACCCCGCCCAGAAGTGCCGGCATTCGGAGGAGCTCGCCAGGCCCCCTCAACGGCCGCCTCTGTCGTCCACGAAGGAATCGCACCCGAGGCTACCCGCGCCGTCAGCACGGCGTCCAACGCGCTCGAGGAGGCACCCGAGGCCGACAGCGGCCAGGGCGGCAGCTCCGACGCAGACGAAGGCAAAGGGCGGGACGACAAGGGCCGATTCCTCCCGAAGGACGGCAAGCCCGAGAAGGCGAAGGCTCAGCCCGCGAAGAAGGCGGAAGCGGTAGCCACGCCAGTGAAGGCCGAGAAGAAGGCGGAGCCGAAGAAGCCCGCGGCGGCGGCGGTGGCGAAGCCAGAGCCCGTGGTGGAGGAAGCCGAAGAGGCGGAGGCAGAGCCCGAAGCGCCTGCTGACCCCAAGGAAGCGATCCGAGCGCTCGCCAAAGAGCATGGCCTCCAGGTGCTGCTCGGCGACGACGAGCTACCGCGTGAGGAGTTCGAGAAGCTCGTGAAAAAGCAGGGCTACGCGATCGACCGCGCGGGCCGCGTGACGTGGCAGGAGAGGAACAAGTTCCGCGAACAGAAGGCCGAGGAGAGCCAGCGGCTCGAGCAGCGTGCTGCAGAACTCCAGGCGAACCTGGACGCTCGCATCGAGAAGCTCACGGGCGAGAACTCGCGCGCAACGAAGCTCGAGAAGGCGATCGAGTCAGGCGACTTCGACGGCATCGCGAGCGCCATCGGGCGAAAGAACTGGGAAGCCCTCCAGAAGGAGGCGGTGGACCAGCTTTCGGACCCCCACTATCGCCAGCTGATGGAGCTCCAGAAGCGCGAAGACGAGCGCGAGCGCCAAGCCGAAGAGGCGAAGCGGCAGGCTCAGCAGCGCCAGGAACAGGAGAAGGAACTCCGCGCCGAGCAGGAGGGCAAGACGTGGCTCCGCGACTACATGGCCTCCAGCAAGAACCCGCTGGTCGCGGCCATGCATGACGACCCGTTCTTCATCAACACGATTTTCCACCACCAGAAAGAGAGCTGGGACGGCGAGAACCTGGCGAGCCCCGAGGAGATTGTCCGGAGGACGCCCGCCATCCGCCAGCATCTCGAGCAGATGTACAAGCGACTCGCCCCGCTGTTCACCTCAGCGTCAGCGCCTGCCAAGCCGGCGGCAGCCGAAGAGCCAGAGGAACCCGTGAAGTCCACGGTGGTGGCCAGCAAGAAACCAATGCCCCGCGAGGTCTCCACGAAGGGCTCGGTGGGAGCGAGCGGAAAGCTACTCCAGGGTGTCGACCCCATGAGTGACGAGTGGTTCCATCGGGCGAGCGAGCGCGCACGCCTGAAGGCCGCGGAGGAGGCGAAGCGCGGCTGATGAGCGCTGAGGTGCGACTCCAATACGTTGGAGCGCGTGCCAATGCATTGACATTTCGTCTGACTTCTGCTTGACTTGTGTAGGCCCGAACGAGCCTTGCAATCGTTCCCGGAAACCAGCACCGAGACGCTGAGACCCTGATGGTCAGGTGACCTTCAAGGTTCGGACGCAGCACCGAGACGCTGAGCCGGCGACATGAGTCGCCGAGAGGAGTTTCAGCAGTTCGGAGTTGTGAAATGGGTGCATCGAATATGGACACGTTCGACGGGATGCTCAAAGAGCGTTACGTCGGATCGGATCTCGTCGAAAAGCTGGTGTTCTCTGAGAACTTTTTCTTGGAGATGCTCAAAAAGCGCGGCCAAAACGACGTTGTTGGCGGCAAATACGTGGTGGTCCCCATTCAATATGGGTTGCCCACGAGCGTAGGCGCGAACTTCAGCATCGCGCAGGGTGTGTCGAACAACACCAAGACGGTAGCTGTGCAAATCGACATGGGCGATTACTTCGGTGTCGTTCGTGTGGGTGAGAAGGTGATGGCGGCGTCCGAGACGCAGAGCCAGGCCTTCTTCAAGAATGAAGTGCTGGAGGTCGATGGCCTCTATGTCTCCGCTGGCGAGAAGCTCTCGTACTACGCGACCGGCAACGGTGGCGGGTCTATGGGTCGCATCGCGACGGGCGGCATCACCGGCAACGTCATCACGTTGACGATCAACGCGGACGCCTCGAACTTCGAGGTGGGCCAGTGGATCGTGGCGAGCGCGGATGGCGACGGCTCGGCCGGTACCGAAACGCTTCTCGGCGGTGGCACGGGTTCGCCCGCGCAGGTGACGGCAGTCAGCCGGGCAGCCGGCACCATCACGGTCAACGATATCGGGCTGATCCCCGGCATTGCAGCCGGAAACTACATCTCGAACTACGGGGACTTCTTCGGCGCATCCGGGAACCCCATCATCATGCGGGGTCTCCAGGCGTGGGTCACGGCGAGCGATGCTCCCGCGGCTCTGTGGAACGTTCCGGCGGCGACTCGTGCGCTCGACCCGCAGCGGCTTGCAGGCTGCCGCATGCCCGCGAACGAGCTCACTGGCTTGGGGCTGGACGAGCGGCTCTCGAAGGCGGGCGCTTTCATGCGTTCGGTCTTCAAGACGCGCGTTCCGACTTCCGGATGGTGCAATCCGCTCGATTGGCAGGTGCTGGAAACTCAGCTCCGCGCGAAGGGCTACCGCTCGGAGACGGACTCGAGCACGAAGTTCGGATTCAAGAGCATCTCGTGCAGCGTCGGTGGGTTCGATGTGAAAATCCGATCGGATCGCCACATCCCGCGCGGCCAGTTCTACCTGCTGCGTGAAGAGGACTTCGGGCTTCACTGGCTCGGAGGTGAGCTCATCTACCCGCAGACCGAAGGGTCCGGGAAGTGGCTCAAAATGTACAACTCGACGGATCTCGAGTTCCGTCTCATCTCGCACCCTGCTTTCGCGAACTACGCGCCGCGGAATCAGATGCGGTTCTCCACCCCTGGCTTCGACTGATCCGAGGGCAAGACAATGGCTGCGATCAATCAACAGTTGCTCCACATCGTCCGGGCCCCCAACACGGGCGCTCGGAACACTCAGCCGGGCCAAGCGCTTCCCGGTCCAGTCGTTGGCAGCGTACGTATCACGTTCGCTTCTGGCGGCATGGTGACGGGCGTGACCGGCATGGTGGGCGTCTCAGCGGCTCGCGCCGCGACGGGCGTCTACTCGTTGACGTTCCCGCAGGCTCCGTCCGGCGGAAACGTAAAGTTGTTCTTCGGGTCCGATTCGGCGGCCACCGGCATGGGTGTCCAGGGGATCGAAAACTTCCAGCTGACGGGCGCCGCGCGATTCGTCGTGCACGCGCTCGGAGGCACGCAGATCAACCCGATCGCGAACGACACCGTCAACGTCCTGTTCTACTACGACCCCGTCACCAACGAATACACGGTGCCCTGATGAAATCGCCGTTTCAGGCACTTCAGGGCAATCGCTTCCTCGGGGTCGCGCGCATCACGTTCGGCTCCGGTGGCGTACCGACGACTGGGTTTGCTCCGGGGCATACGTTCCCGGGCTTCTCGGTCGCGCGGGGCACCACCGGCGTCTACACGATGGCGTTCCCGGCGATGCGTGACGCCATTCCCTGCTACTCGATCACTCGTGCGACAGGTCTTTCCGGGGGCATCCAGCATGCCGTCGGATTGACGTTCGAGCACAAGGGTCCGAGCGGCGCGGCGACGGGTATCGGGTCGTTCCACACCACCGGGGTCGTGCATGAAAACCGCGACCCCGCCGACACCGACCAGATCGCGATCTGGTTCTACGCAACGGACTCGGACGCGAGCTGATGCCCCACGGTATGCCGCACTACGGGGCGCCAATGGGCGCCGAGGAAGAAGAAACCGAAGAGCTCGGGGCCGACGTGGACCCCGGGCTCGCGGAAGCTGCGGAGCGCGCTTTCCCCGGAGTCGATGTCGACGTCTCTGCACTGAAGGAGCTGATCCACCTGTGCATGGAAGGCGGCTACGGCGAAGAGGAAGAAGAGGATGAGATGGGCCCGCCCAAAGGTGGGAAGGCCGCGCTCATCCTCGCGCTCGGAGGTAAGGGCCCGAAGAAACGGACGTGATGTCTCATGGCACGGACTCGTTCGTTGACGAACCTGCTAAGCGACGTGAGGACACAAGCGGACCTTGTGGGCCTCACGTCGCGCCATGACGACACGGAAATAACCCGCTTCATCAACGAGGCGATTCAGACGTTCCGCGAGAACGTCTCGGCGATTGGCATTGCCCACTACCTGACGAGCGCGACGGGCACACTGAGCGCGGGCGTCACAAGTGGCTACCCGTTCCAGCTGCTGAGCCTGTCCGCGCTGAGTCCCAACGTAGTCAGGGTCTACGGCTTTGACGTGCAGCTGACGGACCGGCGTTGGGTGTCGCTGCGGAGCGAAGACTTCAGCCAGCGCTGTTCCTACCAATGGAACGACGACTCAGGCGGGCGCGTGCCGGAGGCGTTCTCGAACGTCACGACCTACCAGCTCGCCATTCTCCCGGCTCCCGGATACTCGATGAGCTACCGGGTCTGGTACCTGCCGGTGCTGACGGACTTGTCGGCGGGTGGCGACACCTTCGACGGCGTCACCGGCTGGGAAGACTTCGTCGTGTACGAGGCGTGCTGCCGTGCGCTCCTCCGGGACCGGCGGACCGAGGCGTACTCGGTGCTGGCGAGCGAGCGAGAGCGCGCATGGGCGCAGGTCGCGAAGGGCGCGGCCCGCGTGAACGCTGCGGGTGGCACGCTACGGCGCCAGGACACGATGGGGCGCGGGCTTGCAGCTCGAGCTCGCAACATGGTGAGAGGCTGATGGCGGACGCCGTCAAGGGCTACCAGGGGCCCAGGCAGTTCACGCCCGAGAACCCTCAGGTGTTCCGGCGCGAGCTCGAGCGGCTCGTGGCCGAGCTGATCCGCGAGCAGCGCGAAATCGTGACGGGCGTGGAGGGGCGGTTCTTCCCGCTGCCCAAGGTCAATGCAGCCTCTGGCGAGACGGTGGACGCAACCGTCGGCTTCGGCGCGTACCTGCCGGTCGACACGACGGGAGGCGGGACTGTACGCGTGCGCCTGCCTCAGCGAGACGACCGCTCGGCAGGCCGCTCGTGCGCGGTGATCCGCTACTCGGAGGAAGGCTCGGTCATGCTGGTGCCGGCGGGCGCTGGCCTCGTTAACGGCGAGGACCGGCCGGAGCTTCCCGAGCTGCCGGGCGTAACGGAGGTGCACTGGTCGGGTGCTGACAACTGGTGGACGGCTCCCTGCTGCGATGCGGCGCTGTCGTCGTTCCGGTTCGTCGACGTCACGACCACGGCCACGACCGCCAACCAGGTGATCGCCTCGGTCGATCTGACCACAGCACGCATCCGCAGCGGCGTTGGCTCGGCCACCGTCGTCGCCTACGTGTCGGGATTCGACACCGTTGCGGTCGCGGGCGGCTCGCTCATCGGCCATGCGGGCATTGACTTGGCGGCGCTGGCGTCCTGGCAGCTGAATGGGGACGCTACCGTCGATTCGGTGGGTGGAACGGTTGGGACCATCGACTTTAACGTCGCGAGTTCTACGACCCTCCAGGTCAGGGTCACGCCTGCCGGGACGGACCCGACCATCTGGACGACGGTTGTACAGATTTCGAGGGCGCTGTGAAGGATGGAGCCATCCGAGCAGTGGCGGACCTCCGTGGCACCGGCGTAGAAGCGTCCTATGCTGAGGATTGCGCTTCTCTGTTTGCTGGTGGTTTTGGGGTGCGGTGGCCGGTCCAAACTGGACGAGTGGGACGCGGAGGGTCGAGTGCCTGACCGCGAGCTCATGCACGTCCCTTTCCTGCCGGGAATCCGCCAGGACATCGCCCGCCAGCTCGCGCCACCCGGCACGCTGACGGCTGCGACCAACGTTCGCTATGGACGGCAGGGCGGCATCTTTCCGCGGCCTGGAACCGCCAGCATCGGGACCGGCACCGACAACGCGGACCACATCATTTCGACCAGTCAGAGCATCGGTTGGATCAACACGGTGGGAAACGTGGGTCTCATCGGCTCGGCGGGCAAAGCCTTCGCCTACGACGAGACGGGCTCTCGATTCCGCTTCCAAGGGATGTACGCGAGCGCTGAGCCAGTACGACGAAGGAACGGGATCATCGGCGATAAAATTAACTCGTTCGGCAGATTCCCCTACGGGATGGCCGTCACAAGCACCGGCTATACGATGCTTGCTGCTTCTGACACTTTTAACGTCGAGTACTTCATCGATTCTCCTGACGGCACCCGCATCATCGACGGCAACATGACGGGCACGGGCCGCGTCGTGGTGCTTGGAGTCGGGGCGAACTTTGTTCTGATCTGGCAGAGTACCTTTAACATCAATGCGGTGGTGGTGACTCCTGGTTCGCCCGTGACGTTCGCGTCCATTGCTACCGTTGGAGTTCTGGAGCCGACCAGGGAATACTGGGATGCCGTTGCGTCTACCAATGGGACCGAGTGGTATCTGGCGTACGGGAGCACCACGACGGAAATCCGTCTTGACCGATTCAGCGGCACGACATCGCAGGCCAACAGCACCATCGCGGTAACTGGCAATTGTCCGGTCTCTCTCTACCAAGATGCGACAGCACTCTGGGTCGGCGTCTACCATGACCCAACGGTAACCGGCGATGTGCAAATCTACACGCGCAACACGTCGACTGTGGCGGCTGTAGCGGGGCCATTCACGATCGCTTCGACAGCCGACTTGTTGGGCCCACCTCTGATCGGTTCGAGCGGTACTGCTGGCACGGTGTTCTTCGTTTATCGCCGCACGACAGGAGGAAACACAGGTGCCCCGTGGGCTACTGTTTTCGGAACGGTTACGTCTGCCGGTTCCATCACGGGCCCGTTCAACACCTGGGGCGTCTTCCCTCTTACGAAACCAGGACCCAATAGGGAGGCCTGGTGCATAGCGACTGACTATGTTCTCGTGAGTTCCGCCGCTCTGAGGCAAACGGCTGAGCAGCGCGCCGTGCTGCTCAGGTGGCCTGAGACTGTTCAGGCGGTGCCCGCAACCGTCGAGCTTTCAGGGAACACGTTTGCGGCTGACATGGTCTTGGTTAATAGCAACTATTCCGTTTTCACGCAGATCGCCTCTGGTCCTTCGTCGAGTTTCGCCGCATTGCCGCGTTTGTACGAAACCAACACACTTGACCAACGAATCGGAATTGAGGTGCTCGAGTACGATCGCGACACTTCTCGCTCGACGGTATCGACCACGCAGACGATCGTGGTGTCGGGCCAGCCTGTCGAGATACCAGGAAATTCTACGAGCGAGCGTGGCACATCCTCGACATCGAGCGACGCGCTCTCGTCTGGCGCGCTCGAGATAGGTTTCCCTGCGCGCCCGCGGATCTTATCGGCAACGGCGAGCACGACCGGGCCTGGGTCGCTGACACTGCTCGGGACCTACAGTTTCATTGCTGTTTGGGAACTGATAGACGACCACGGGCGTATCCATCGCTCCGCGCCTTCAGTCCCGGTCACTGTCACGCTTACCGGAACTGAAAACTCGGTCGCGATGACGCTGACGGCATTGGGCTACACGCAGAGGCAGTCTTTCAACAGGCTGGCGACGTCTCGCGTGGAACTCGTTGTCTACCGAACGGTGGCGAATGGCGCGACTTACCACCGTGTAAGTGGCATGGGCACCATCAACGCCTGGGACGCAGCGGATGGCATACTAAGCCACACGGAAGACAGCTCCGATGCAGACGCCCTGGAAGGCGCAATTCTCTACACCGACGGCGGTGTGAAAGACAATGCGCTGGCGCCATCCTGTCGGGTCGTCTTCAAGACGGAAGACCGACTGGCGTGCGCGCTCGGGTGGGATCGGAACGTCGTGACGGTGAGCAAGATCATTGTCCCCGGCGAGCCACCGCAGTTCACGGACGACGACGCTTTCCGAATCGTGTTCCCGGACAATCTGACGGCTGCGGCCGCGATGGACGGTGGCATCGTCGGGTTCTCGTCGAATGCCATCTATGTGGTGTCGGGAGATGGCCCGAATGACCAAGGCATCGGCCAGTTCTCTCCGCCCCGCATCGTGGCGCAAGGCATCGGAGCGACCAGCGAAGTGGTGCTGGAGACGGCGGATGGCCTGGTGTTCCAGGACGTGCGCGGCGTCTACCTGCTCCCCCGTGGCTTCGGCTCCCCGGTGTTCATCGGCGCGGGCATCCAGGCAAGCACGGCGCCGGGCGCGTACGACACGCTCCTGGGCGCGGCGGTCCATCAGGACGGGTTCAGCGATACGGCTCACCTCTTGATGAGTGACACCGGTGGCGGCGATGTGCCGAGTGCCGTGTTCGTGATGGACCACGACATCCAGGACGCCAATGGGCGGCCTGCGTGGTCGATGGACACGTTCGGGTTTGAGCAGAGCCAGGTGGCGATCGGACCATGGCCGGGAGGCATCGCGATTGCTCCCTCAGCCGGGCTTGGGTTCGCGCTCTACTTCATGGACTCGGCGCGGGCTTTCGGCACGGACGCCAGCAATGCCGTCCTCATCACGACGTCCATCACGACCGCCGACATACGCCCCGCCGGCATTGCCGCGCAGTGCCGCATCGAGACGGTCACGGGGCTGTTCAGCGACCCAGACGGCGGCACACTCGGTCTTTCGGTCACGCCAGACGGCACGGCTACCGCGTACAGCCGCAACTGGGCGCTCTCGAGCGCAACGGGCTCGGTCTACCGCGAGCTCACGGCGACGCAGCCGTGGTGCACGGCGTTCTCGTTGACCGCGTCCGTCAGTCGCTCGGGCAGCGTGATGGGGCCGGCGATGCATGGGTTTTCCGTCGAAGTGAAGAGCGAGAAGCGGCTGAGGAATTCAGTGGCGGCAGAGAGGTGAATCGATAGATGGGCAGCAACCGATCCAACGAAAGCGTGGGCAACACCGGACGCGGAACTCCGATGGATTACAAGGGCACGTCGTACGAGACGGCCCCTCAAGAGGACAACAACTTCCGTGACCGGCGCGACTTCATGTATGGACGCGACCCGAGGGGTGCCGATGACGCAGTCAATCGCGCTCGTGGCATCGCTCAGGCTGGCTCTACTCACCTCGGCAACATCGGGAGCGCGGCGCAGGGATTCAGCGCGGAGCAGGGTCGGCAGATTGCCGGCCACGGCATGGCGTTCGGGCAGGGGCTCTACGGGCAGGGGCTCGCAGCCGGCCAGCGTGGCACTCCCACGACAGACTTCCGGAACGCGAACGCATCGCTCCAGAGTGCCAAGAACAACGCCGCTTCGCTCTCGGGTCTCGAGGCACAACAGGGGCCGAGCGCTGCACAGGCACAGCTCCAGATGGGCGCCAATCAGGCGATGTCCCAGCAGATGGCGATGGCTCGATCGGGCCGTGGGCTCGGTGCCTCTGCGCAAGGGATGGCGGAAGCGCAGCGTGCCAATGCCTCGACCATGCAGGGTGTGGCCAACTCTTCGGCGATGCTGCGAGCGCAGGAGGATGCGGCATGGCGGCAGCGTCAGGCGGCGAACCTCGGCGCGTCCTCGTCGCTCCAGCAAGGCATAGCTGGGCAGCAGGCGGGCCAGGCGCAGTTCGGCACGGATGCGGAACTCCGCTCACGCCAGCTGAACGATGCGGCGTCGCTGGGGTTCCAGACGGCGGGCGTAAACACGGCCATGCAGGGGCTTGGCGCACAGGGTCAGCTCGGCATGCAGGGCTACGGGCTCCAGGGTCAGATGGGACAGGCGCAGGTCGGAGCCGCCATGGGGGGCGAGGCGATGGCGGACCAGATCCGCGGGCGCCAGCAGGCGGGAGACCTCGGGCGAGAGCATGAACGGCGTATCTCCGTCGGGGAACGTATCGGGTCCACCCAAAGGGCCAGATTCTCAGCCGGGCTATGACCGCGCAATGGGCAAGCAGGGTGCCGCAAAAACCAAGGCGTTGAACGAGAAGGAAGATGCCGCGAAGAAGCGAAAAGAGCTCGCCTACGGTCTCATGCAGGAGAGCGCAGACCACTTGACCGACCAGTTGACCGCGCCGATCGCGCTCCCCGACTACAGCGCAATCGCCAATCAGTCGATTGTCTCGAGCGATGAGAACAGCAAGCAGGAGATCGAGTCTCTTCGCGCGCAGGTCGCACAGCTTCGAGGCGGCGGCGGACAGAGAACGCCTGAGAGCCCGCAGACGAACTTCCGCGACGTCAATAACTACGCCTATCGCTACAAGGACCCGAATCAACCGGGTGCGGCTCCGGGCGTTCAGATAGGCACCATGGCGCACGAGATTGAGCGCGTGCTGCCGAACGTCGTGCAGGAAACTCCCGCCGGCAAGATGGTGGATGCTCCGCGCCTGACGCTGGCTCTCCCCGGTGCCATCGGCGAGCAACAGGAGCGCACCGACAACCTCGAGCGCCAGTTCGCAGAGCTCGAGCAGATGGTGCGCAAGGATGACGCAAAGAAGCGGACGGCGCGGTCTGGAAAGAAGGCGCGCTCCCCCATCGACACCCGCTTCGACGAGCTCGAAGCCGAGCTGAACAGGCTGGGTCACTGATGCCCGACCCGTTCGAAGCGTACGAGCCGACGGGCACCCCCGGTGTGCTGCGGTTCCGCAAGCGCGGCGGCGGTGATGTCACGCTTTCGGGCGTGGCGGCCGAAGAGGCTCAGCGTCGCCACGACGGGCTCAAGCGGTTCGACCAGCTGAGTCAGCTGGGCCCCAAGCCTTCGCCGGCTGGCACCGATGACATGGCAGCGGCCCTGGCGGATCTACGGCGTGAGTACGAGGCGAAAGAAGAGGCGAAGCGGAAGCCACAGGCTCACGTGCCCGCACAGAAGGCCCCGCTGATCGAACAAGGTGACGCGATGGCGGCAGACGCGAAGGAGCGGGCCGAGTATGACCGGAAGCACGGGCTGGTTCAGGGGCGGCAAGGCACGGCGGGCCAGGCGTTCAAGCGCGCGGCCATCGAGACGGGAGCTGAGACGGCGATGTTCCCCGTGACGTTTCCGGCTCGCATTCTACGGGCGGCTGGCGTCGACAATGCAGCGGCTGACTTGTCGGGTGCGCGTCTACTCGAAGACCTCGAGCACTTGGAGCGGCGCTTGACGCCCGCACAGGTGCGGCGGGACCGTGAGGCAGAGAAAGCTCATCACCCCACCGCCACAGTCGCTGGTGAATTCGTGGGTGAGGCGGTGGCATCCGCCATTCCCGGTGGACTGATCGCGGCTGGTGGGCGAATGGCAGCGCGGCGCGCGCTGGCCGCGTCGAATCCCGCGGCTTACGCGGCCATGCGTGCACGTGAGCAGCGCGGGGCCGTTGATATCTCCGTGCCGAGGAACGTGGTCAAGTCATACCCAGAAGCTGCCGAGTTCGCAGAGAAGGCACGCTCGGCGCGAGAGCTTGCGCGTACCACCGCGTCCAAGGCGTACCGCAAGAAGCTGGAGGACGGAGTCAAGATCAACACCAACCTCGCGGTGGGACACCTCCTGCACAAGCACCCCTTTGCGAACCGGCTGCGCTCGTACATGACCAGCGGCTCCGATTCGCTGAATACCGCCTTGCGCACGGGGAAGGTAACCCCAGACATCGAGAAAGAGGCCGAGGAGTTGAGCACTGTCCTAGAAGACGCCAGTGCGATCGGCCTCACTTACGACGGTGACACCGTGCGCGGCCTGGTGCTTCCGACTGACGTAGTAGACGAGTGGACGAACAAGGGGGCGATCAGGAATGAAAGTTTCTGGAGCACCACTACCCATCCCGAGACGCGGGACAACTTCGCGCGCGTGCCGGCTCCTATGAAGGAGGGGACACCAATGTCCCCTCAGGATCGAGTCGCGAAAGAGAGCGTACTGCTGACCCTGAAGCAGAAGAGCGGCGTACCGGTCGGAGGGTTCGAGGAAGAGGTTCTGATCCCAAGTGGAAGGAACTGGATCGTCGAATCGGTCGAGAGGGGAGCAGGGAAAGCTCACCTGGTTTTACGCGAGGTCGACCGGCTCCCTCCCGGAGTCGTGCCCGCCGTCTCTGGAACAGGGCTGGCCGTCACAGCCGGCGCCTTGTCGACCAGCAAGAACCGCGAGGAATCAAGATGACGCTCGAGAATGGGCAGCACGTCATCGGGGCCCAGGCCTCCGTTGCCGCATCCCGGGAGCGCGAGCGCGATGCGCTTCCTCCGCGATCGCGCAAGCTCAGAGGCGCTCCGCTCGATGAGCGCGAGGCTCGCGGGCTGGTCCCAGCTCCACGCCGGAGCATCGGCACGCAGTGTCTTTACCGGGAAGAAGATGAGCCTCACGTCCTCCCGCTCGAGCACGGGCGTGGCGTCGCCTCGCTTCCGGCACTCGAGCCCGTACCACAGGGTCAACCCCGGCCAG